TTAATGAGCGCGCGCCCCGTCGAGACGGAATTGAGACTGGATGCAGACATCGATCAAATCGCCGGCATGGCCGGTCTTCTCGATATGGTGGGCATTATCCTCGAGCAATTCCGGAACGACGGCCAGCACGCGATCCAATAGCCCATCGAGGCTTGCCGCCTCGGTGACAAGGCCCGGAATATCGTCGCTCGTGGCAATCCAGACGCCCGCCTGATCGTCCCATTGCGCGGTAACGAGAAGCTTTTTCATGGGAGCTCCCTTGGTTGAAGCGAGTTCAAGCATGGATATGGTGCCGAAACAAGGCGCTGAACAGGGAACAGCCAGCCGTGCCCCCTACCCCACCGCCTTCAGCCCCCTGCGCAGAAAGATCACCGCCACCGCTTCCATGATGAGCTGCCCGGCCGAGCCGCCTTCCATGGCCGGCAGTTCGATGCCCAGCAATTGCGCCAGCCCCGCCAGCAGCATCAGGGCGGCGAGGATATAGGTCTTGTAGCCGGTGAGAAGAGTCATGGTCGATCCTCCAGGGTTGGATGGGGCAAGGGCGGCCAGCGCCGCCTTGCGGATGGCGGCGACGCGGCTGGTCCAGCCGGCGCCGAAAACGGGGAAGGTGGAAAGGCCCTGCAAAAACCGGAGCCGCCGGTCGCACAGCGCCCCGACCAACGCCGCCAGCCCCTTGCGGCCGGCATAGGTCTCGACGGCGCCGCGCGTCACCGGCCCGACGCGGCCATCGGCCGATACGCCCAGTTCGGCCTGCAACACCCGGACGGCCCGGTCGGGGCCGGAATTGACGGCGAAGTCGAACAGCGCCAGGTCGAGCCCGGGCGGCAGGCTCCCCGCCCCGCTGCGCTCCCAATAAAGCTTGCGGTAGATGCTGGCCGCCTCCTCGCGTTCCAGCGCCTTGACCGCGCTTTTGGGCAGGTCCCACCAGGGCGACACGCCCCGCCAGTCGGCCAGGGTCTTGTGGGTAATGCCCATATTGGTGGCTCCGCCCGGATCGGCGGGGTGGTCGGCATAGCCGCCTTCGTGCCGCAGCACTTCGGCGAGGCAGGCGTCAAACCGGCTGGACATGGAACTCTCCCTTTGCCGCGAAACCCGCGCCGAGCACGGGGCTGATCTGGGCGACGGTGACGCCGAAAGCGTCCGGCAAAACGCCGAAATCGGCCGCCTGCTCGCCCGCCCCATAGGTCCAGGCGGGGGCCGAAAGCAGCACGCTCCGCTTTTCCGCCGCCCCCTCGAAGACGCTGAGGCGATATTGCTCGGGGGTGAAATCGAGCGGGGCCTCCGCCACGCCCCAGCCATCGCCATCGGCCCGGCTGCACCGGACGAAGGAAATGGCCACATCCCCGTTTTCCCCGCGCCGCGCCCGCAGATGCACCGGCGGCAGCGGCAGCGCCGGGCCGGGATCGGCGGTGGCGGCGAGGCTGGTGCCGGTCAGGTCGCCGCTGCCGGCATAGATGCGGAAATCGCGCGTCTCGCCCAGCCAGTGCGGCTCCACCGGCAGCGTCACGCAACGGGCATCGGGCAGAAGAACCTGCCGCCCCGCGCCAGCCGGCCCCATGGCCGGCCCGGTGCCCTCCAGCCCGCGCAGCAGGCGCGACAGACGATAGCGTCCCGGCGCCACCAGCTCGGCTTCGGCAAAGCCCAGCAATTCCCAGACCCCGGCATCGGTCTGCACCGCCATGCGGTTGCTGCCGGCCAGGGCCGCCAGCGCATCCACCGAGGCCGGATGGCCCGAGAGCAGGTCGATCTCGACGCTGGTGCCCCGGTCCCACAGCCCCAGCGGGCCGGGCATCAGTGGGGTCGCCAGCCGCCCGACCGCGCCGCGCCGGCTGATTTCGCCGACAAAGGCGCCGCTGGCCGCCTCGGTGATCTGCAGGCTCCCCGGCCAGGGCTGGGCATAACCGGCCACCAATAGGCGCGAGCGCGCCGCATCGCCCGGCAGCGGCGGCAGATGCGCGGCCACCACTTCCGGGTGCGCCGCAATGGCCGGCATGGGGCCCGCCGCCGGCGGGCGGTCGGCCTCGGTCGCCACCGCGATATTGGCGGGCAGCGTGCGCGCGCTCACCCGCCGCGCCAGCCCGTCGCGGATTTCGGTGATCTCGAACGGCCCCTCGGCCAGCCCGCCGATCTCCACCAAATCCCCCGGCTCCAGCGCCAGCCGCGCCGGCGGCAGGGTGAAATCCAGCACCTCCTCGCGGTTGGCGCGCGCATCGAGCATGCGCTCGGCCGCCATGCGCGCCGAGGGTCCGTCCAGCGTCAGGGTGCTGGCCAGCCCCGTCAGCGGCCCCTGGGCGCGGGTCAGCGCCGTGGCGGTGCCGATGAGATAGTCGCGCTCGCGGTCGAAATAGCTCAGCGCCAGCCGGCCCGGCATTTCCGCCGGATTGGTGCGCCGGCGCGAGAGCACGGCATGCTCCCCGGCCACCAGCTCGTCCGCCGCCACCGTTACCGCGTCCCGCCGCCGCGCCGCGCCCAGATGCAGGCCCTCCGGCCCGTTGCGCAGGCCGAGGCCGGTGGCATCGATCAGGGCTTGCAGCGCCTCGCGCGCCGTGGTCGCCCCATCCAGCACCAGCCCGGCGATAAAGGGCGCCGCCGGCTCGGCCGACAAGGTCACGCCATGGTCGGCGGCGATGGCGCAGGCCAGCTCGTCGCTGGCCATTCCCCCCAATCGCCCGCTCAGCCAGTGGCCGGTGCGGTGGTTGGGACCATCGGCCCACACATCGGTGCGCGCCGGAAAGGCCGGATAGGGCCGCGCGTCCCAGGTCCAGAGATAGAGCCGGTCCACATCCACCATGCCCGGCGGATTATGGGCCGGGTCGCGCCAATAGGCCTGGTGGGCGCGCAGCGCCTGGCGCTGGATGAGGCTGTCCGGCGTTCCGACGGAAAAATACGGCCGCCCGCTTTCATCGCTCTTGGCGTCGCCGAAAATATTGGGCTGGTTGGCGCCCTTGTCGACCGCCCCGCAGCCCAGCTCGGTGAACCAGATCGGCTTGGTGCCCGGCACCCAGGCTGTCGGCGAGGAATTGCGCACCCCGCCCGGCCGATCGTGATGGGGGCGGCTCCACCAATTGGCGATGTCCTTGTAGCGCCAGATCCAGGGCTCGCCATGCGCGTCGTCGCCGATGGGGGTGCGGCGCTGGGCCAGCCGGTCGGCCGGGCTGGCATAATACCAGTCATAGCCCTCCCCGCCGGCGATATTGGCGGCCAGATAGTCGCGGTCATAGCCGTCCGCGCTCCGCCCGGCATCCTCGTGCCCATGCCCGTCGCGCCAATCGGCCAGCGGCATGTAATTGTCGATCCCCACCGCGTCGATGTTCGGGCTGGCCCAGAGAGGATCGAGATGGAAGAACTTCTCCCCCGCCGGCTGGTAGCCGGAATATTCGCTCCAGTCGGCGGCATAGGTCAGTTTCGTTCCCCCGCCGACAATCGCGCGCACCTCGCCGGCCAGCGTCACCAGCGCCGAAACGAAGGGGAAGCTGTTGCCCGCCCCGCGCACGCCGGTCATCCCCACCATTTCCGAGCCGATGACGAAGGCATCCACCCCGCCCGCCGCCGCGGCCAGCCCGGCATAATGGAGCACCATGCCCCGGTAGCGCGCGGCGAATGCCGCCACCTGGGCGGCGGCCACCGCGCTCTGGTCGGGCGAGCCGGGCTGGCCCGGGGCCGGATGGCAGGTGATGCGCCCGCGCCAGGGATAGGCCCCCTGCATGGCCCCGCCATGGGGATCGGGCAGGCCATTGGCCTCGGCGATGTCCATCATCACCAGCGGATAGAGCGTCACCCTGAGCCCGCGCGCCTTGAGGTCGGCAATGGCGGCCAGCACCGCCCCGTCCGAGGGCGTGCCGCCATAGGCCGCCCCGCCCCGGTGGCGCGACACCACCGGCACTTCGGCGCGCCCCATCCCCGCCACCCGCCATTCGGCGTCGATCACCGCGCGGTCCGCCGCCTCGACGCGCGGCTCGATGCGGCATTGTCCGCAGCGCAGGTCGTCGCCGAACCAGGAGATCACCAGCGCCACGTGTTCGAGATTGGGGCAGAGCGCGGTCAGCTCGTCCAGCGCCACGCTCCAGTCGCTGCGCCCGCTGAAGAGGTGGCTGTTCTCGCTTTCGGTCGTGCCCGGCCCGGCCAGACGCGTGCGCGGGCTGGGGTCATAGCCGAATTCGCTGGCGCCGGGGATCAGCGTGATGGCGCGGATGGCGGGCTCCAGCTCCCCCACCACCCGGCACAGCTCCACCGACAGATGCGGAATGCGGTTGCCGAAGCGGTTGAGCGGCAATTGCTCGACCACCAGATAGCACAGGCCCCGATAGGCCGGGGCCACGCCCTGCGTCGCCTCGATCAGCCCGTCGGGCATCTGGCTTTCGGTGCCGCGATAGAAGCGCAGCGTCAGCCCGGCGGTGTCGAGCAATTGCCCATCGGCCCAGATGCGGCCCATATGGCTCACCTCGCCCTCGCAGAAGGCGACGGCGAAGCTCACCCCCACCACCTCCTCCTGCGGCTGGGCGGGCTCGAGGAAGCCCTTGGCGCCCGAGCTTTCCGGGGTCAGGATTTCCAGCTCGCGCGCCCAGATGATATTGCCCGAAATGCGGCTCCAGCCATAAAGGCGCGGCACCGCCCCGCCTTCGCTCGAGCCCTGCAGGCGAATATCGCTGGCCGGGCTGGGTCCGCGCTTTTCTCCGAAGACGGCGCCATCCACGGCGCTGCCGGCCAGCGCGCCCAGCGCCCGGCCCACGGTTGCGCCGATGGGCCCACCCACCAGCCCGCCAACGAATTGTCCCGCCAGCGAAAGCGCCAGAGTGGCCATGATGGCTCCTTTGGAAAATTGGAATGTTCAACCACCGGGTCATTCCGGCGCAGGCCGGAATCCATGTCCGCATGTCTCCCCCGAACCGGAGCCGGGGTCAGCCTTCCGCCTGGCTTCCAGCCGGAATGACTTCGGGGTCGGGAAATACGAACCGCCCGGCGATCCGCCGCGCCCAGGCTTCGGTGAGGTTGGCCTCGACCACGCCCAGCCGCTCCTGCGCGTGGATGAAGCGGCTCGGGCTCACCAGGATGGCGCAATGCTTGGGCTCGGCCATTCCGCCGAGGCGGAACAACACCACCTGGCCGGCCGAAAGCGGCCCGGTTTCGGCCACCAGCCAGGTTTGCGCCGCCCGTCGCAGCGCACCGGCATTGAGGGGGTCGCGCATGTCGGGGCGATAGGGCGGCATCGTCTCGGGTTCCGGCCCATACAAGGCGCGCCAGACGCCGCGCAGCAGCCCCAGGCAATCGCAGCCCGCCCCGGCCAGCGAGGCCTGGTGCCGATAGGGCGTGCCGAGAAAGGCCTGCGCCGCCGCCACCACCGAATCGGGGTTCATTTCACCACCGCCCGCCCGTCCATGGGCTCGCTGCGGCGGGGATGGCGCAGCACGAAATCGCTGCCCGGAATATGCGGAAAGCCGCGGAAATTGACGGCATTGGCGAATTTCTCGCGGCAGGTGGCGAAGCGCCGGTCGCAGCCCGCGCTCACCTCCAGCGTGTCGCCGACCCCGGCCCAGTCGCCCACCACCAGCCCGAAGCCGAGCAGGTCGCCATCGCCGCGCCGCCTGTGGGTCACGATGCCTTCCTTGCGCCCGGCCAGCCGCCCATCGGTCCAGTGCGCGCCGCCGAAGCCGAACCAGCCTTCGGTAAAGCCCTCCAGCCCGGCCACCAGCACATGATGCTGGTCCACCACCGCCACGACCGTGGCCTGGCCGCGAAAAGCCGGCTGGGTGAGATCGACCCCGCAGCGCCCGTCGCCCAGCATGGCGTCGCACAGGCCCTGATAGAGCCGCCCATGGGTGGCGTTGAGCCCTTCCTGCGCCGAGCGCAGCTCGGCCCGGAAAATCCCGTCCTCGCGGATGATCTCGCCAATGGTGTCGCGCCGCAGCAGCACCCGCTGGTCCACATCGGTCCAGTTGACCCGCCAGGTCTCGACGCTCGCCCCGTCATAGCGCCCGCACAGGATGTCGCCCTCGCTGATGGCCTCGGCGGTCAGCAGCCCGAGCACCTCGCCGGTTTCCACCTGCGCGCCCAGCCGCGCCGGCATTTCGCTGCCATCCAGCCCATGGGCCGGCGCATGGTCCACGCCGCCGAAACGCAGCACGCGGTCATGGTCGGTAAAGCCCAGCACCACCCCGTCGCGCCGCCGCAGCGTCCAGCAATGGGCCAGCGTGGTTTCGCCCTGCGCCAGATGCGCGGCCAGCCCGATGTCGAGCGTCCTCATGGCAATATCTCCACCAGCGGAATGGAGGGCGCTTCCGCCCCGTCGAAGCTGGTCAGCTCCACGTCGAGCCGGTCGGTGTCGAAGCGCACCGGCACGTCGAACAGGAATCCGGCCCGCACCTGCGCACCCATGGCCGGGGCGCTGGCGAAGCTCACCACGCCCGTCGCGCCATCGACGCTGAAGCCGCTCGTCTGTTCCACCCCCGCCACCGCCACGCGCACCGAGCCGGATACCGGCCGCGTGATCGGGCGCAGATAGGGGTCGAAATCGGCGCCATAGCGCTTGACGAGCTGGAACTGGCTGCGCTCGCCGTCGCCCGTGCCCAGAAGCTGGTCGAGCGGGGTCGGCACCGCGCCATTGCTGGAAAAATCCAGGCCATCGCGCCACAGAAAGCCGTGCAGCCGCCCGCGCCTTTCCTCGAAAAACGCCAGCACCGCCGCCATGTCGGCGCGCGATTTGACGCCATAGCCGGCATTGTAGCGCCGCCGCGAATGTTGCCAGCGCCCGTTGCGCTGCTCGCCGCCGCCGGCCAGCGTCACCACATCGGTCCTGCGCTCCGGCCCGCCCCGCGCCCCCAGCGCCACATCGAGCGGAAAGCGCACCGCATGAAAAGCCATGAAATTCTCCTGGAAATACCGCTCTGGCTGCGCTCAATCCTCTCCCTCCATCGTCATTGCCGGGCTTGTCCCGGCAATCCACCGCTCCGCTTGCGCTGAGCCATGGACCACCGGGACAAGCCCGGTGGTGACGAGAGGACGGAGGGATTCAGCGCCGGTGGCTAGTTCCCCCGCGCCCCGCGCTTCACCGCGCGCAGCAGCATGGCGCTCAGTTCCGCCTCGCTGGCGGCAAAGCTCCTTGCGTCGCTGGCGGTCACGTTGAAGGTCACCTGAATGCCCCCACCGCCCCCGGCCACGCCCAGCCGACCGTCGGGCCCGCGCTGCAGCGGCATGATCGCCTCGGCCCCGGCCTCGCCCATCACGCCCAGCCCCTGCCCCAGCGGGAAATAGCTGGGGCTGGCGATCACTCCGCCCTTGGCAAAGGGCGTCACCCCGTTCAGCGCCGGATTGGTGGCGGTGAACAGGTTTTCCACCAGCCCGCCCACCAGTGTCCCCAGCGGGCGGATGGCGGCCTTGAGCGCGATGTCGGCGAAGCTGCGGGCGATGTCGCCCAGCAGCGACTTGAACGACTTGCCGTCCACCAGCGCGCCGCGAAAGGCGCTGTTGATGGCGCGGGCCACGCCATCGGCGAGGTCACCGATCCGCTCCAGCTCCAGCGACACATCGGTCAGCTCGCTCTGGAAAGCGTCGGGGAAAAGCTCATTGGCCATCGGGAAAGCGCTCCATCAAATCATCCAGTTCCTTGCGGCCCAGCGGCCCGGCGCGGTCGCCCATCAGCGCGCCCCAGGCGCTGGCCAGCTCGCGCGGGCTCATGGCCCAGAAGTCGCGCGGCGAAAGCCGCAGCACGCCTAGCCCGAACCGCATCGCCGCCTCCCAGGGAAAGGGTTTCATTCCGCCTCTCCAAACGTGGCCCGGAGCAGGCGCGCGGCGATCTCCGCCGCCCCGCGCAGCCCGCCCTCGATGCTGAGCCGGGCCAGCTCGTCGTCGTCGAGATCGCTGCCGCCCCCGCGCAGCCCCGCCCCCAGAATGGCGGTGAGGTCGCGCGCCGAAATCCGGCCCTCGGCAAAGCGCTCGGCCAGCCCCACCAGATCGCCCGCCTGCAAGCGGCCCTCCAGCTCCGCCAGTGCCCCCAGCGTCAGGCACAGGATCCGCCGCTCGCCCCCGATCACCGCCTCGATTTCCCCGCGTTGCGCGATGGCCATGTCGTGTCCCTTCCTTTGTCCACCGGGTCAAATCGCCGTAAAACTCACCTCGCCGGCGCTTTCCAGCGCCAGATCGAAGCTCACTTCCCCGGCATGGTCGGCGGAAAATTCCAGCGCCACGATCTGGAACGGCCCCGCCACCACCCCGAAATCGGGAATGGTCAGCTGCCAGTTACGGATGGTCCCGGCGAAGAACAGCGCCCGCAATTGCGCGTCGGACGCGGCGTCCTTGAACACGCCGCTCCCCGACACCGAAGCCCGCTTCACTCCGCCCCCGGCCAGCAGTTCGCGCCAGCGGCCGGCGCTTTCCTGGTCGGTGGTGTCGACCGTGGCGGCATTGAAGGCCAGCGCCCGCGTGCGCAGCCCCGCCACGGTGAGAAAACTGCCCGATCCGGTCTGGTCGAGCTTGAGCAGCATGTTCCGTCCGCTCTGAGCAGCCATGTGTTTCGCCTTTCAAAATTGGGTTGGGGGCCACGCTCGCAGGCCCCCTCATCCGCCCCTTCGGGGCACCTTCTCCCGCAAGGGGAGAAGGGGGTGTGGTGGGCATGGCACTATCTCGCCCCGCCACCGGACCCACCCTCTCCCCTTGCGGGAGAGGGACAGCTTTTCCTCGTCCAGAGGAAAAGCAGGGTGAGGGGGTCTCCCCTATTCGCTGAAAAACCGCAGCGTCACCGCGGCCCGCGCCTGGCCGGTGTCCCGGTCGATCACCGTATCGGTGCGCATGTGCTCGCAATGGGTCACCGCCAGCCCCGCCGCGCTCAGCCCGGCGGCCACCGCCACCACGCGCAGGGCCATGTCCAGCGCGCGCCTGCGGCTGGGCTGATCGCCCCAGCAATGGAGCAGCACGCGGTGCTCCTGCCCCGGCGCGGCGTCGCCGTCGCGCTGGATCATGTCGTGCCGGGCGATCGCCACATAGGGGGCCGGCCGGCCCCGGGGCGCGGCGTCGAAGACGCCGTCCGGCCCGGTCAGCGCCAGCAGCGCCGCATCGGCCTTGAGCGCCTCCACCAGCGCCGTCTGCAACAGGATGATGGGGTGCATGGCCTACCCCGTGACGCTGGTTTCGCTGCAGGCGCAGCTCAGATAGGCCCGCCGCCCGTTGAGGTCGGCGGCGCTGACCACGTCGAGGTTGCGCCCGCGATAGACCAGCCGGTCCCCCGGCCTGACATCGTTGCGGAAGCGCAGCACCACGCTGTGGGAAATCGCCACCGCGCGGCCATCGGCGCTGGTGCCCTGCCGTCCCGTGAGGCTGCGCACCCGCGCCCACAGGCTCGCCACCGGCACGAAGAGCGTCATGTGCCCGCCCCCGGCCTCGCCGGCCATTTCGCGGCGCTTGAGCTCCACCCGGTCGGTCAGCGTGCCGATGGGGGGTGGTTGCGCGCTCACAGCCGCACCCGCTTGTAGCCGGCCACCAGGGCATCGAACCCGGCGGGCACCACGCTGCCCGCCCCGGCCGCGATCACCGCGTCGCGGTGCTCGAACCAATAGCCGATCAGGGTCAGCATGGCCTGCTTGAGGTCCGCCGGCACGTCCTCGGGGTCGGCGCCGAAACCGGCGACATAGTCGATCTCGATGCCGCCCTGTTCGCGCAGAAGCGGCATGCCGGCCACCGCGCCCGGCAGCATCAGCCGGTCGGGCGCCTCGAGGAATTGCGCCAGGGGCACGGCATGGGGATCGCCCGCGCCGTCATAGGCGGTGATCGCGGTGAGGCTGATGAAGGGGGCGACCGGCAGCGCCACAATGCGGCTTTTCGGCCAGCAATCGAGCACCAGCCGCCAGCCCTGCGCCAGCAGCGCCTTGCCGGTCACCGCCTCCACATGCAGCCGCGCCGCGCCCACCAGGCTCTGCACCAGCCCGTCCTCGGCGGTGTCGTCGAGGCGCAGGAAGGCCTTGGCCTGGGCGAGCGAAACCGGCTCCTCCGCCGGCCCGGCGAGAAGATAGCATGTCATCTGTGCTGTTCCTTGGAGTTGAACCCTCCCCCACCCCGGTGTCATCCCGGCGCAGGCCGGGATCCATCCTGAGGGAGGGGGAGTGGCGCCTTGTCAGGATGGGCCCCGGATCGCAGTCCGGGGCGACACCGTGGTTGTGGAGAGCCCCTTACGACGCCGCGAATTTCAGCAGCTTGATGGCATCGTAGTCGGCCACGCCCCCGCCGACGCGCTTGGTGGTGTAGAACAGCACGTAGGGCTTGGAGCTGAACGGGTCGCGCAGCACCGAGACGCCCTGGCGGTCGACGATGAGATAGCCGCGGCGGAAATCGCCGAAGGCGATGGAGAGCGAATTGGCCCCGATATCGGGCATGTCCTCGGCCTCGACCAGGTCGAACCCCATCAGCCGCGCCCGCCCGTCGGCCGAGGCCGCGGGCTGCCAGAGATAATTGCCGTCCACGTCCTTGAGCTTGCGCAGCGCCCCTTGCGTCTTGCGGTTCATCACCCAGCTGGCATTCTGGCGATAGCCGGCCTTGAGCGCATAGACCAGGTCCACCAGCACGTCGCTGGCATTGCTGCCCGGCAGCGCCCCGGCGGCGCCGGTGGCGATATAGCCCAGCTTGCCCCATTGCCAGCTTGCCTCGGCCACGGTGGAGGCCGAGAGGAACCCGCTGGGCTTGTTGACCCCGTCCCCGGAAACGAAGGCGGTGGTTTCCTGGGCGGCGAAGGCGGCGTTCACCTCGTCGGCGATCCACTGGCCCACATCCACCGCCGCGTCGTCGAGAAAGGCCGAGGTGGCCGCCGGCATGGCGTAGAGCTCGGTGGTGGGATAGCTCAATTCGGCCAGGACCTGGCTGTCGGTGGTGGGACGGGCGGCTTTTTCGCCCACCCAGCCGGTGGCCGGGCCGCTCACCGTCACCGGGCGCTTATAGACCGAGCCCGACACCTGCCGCACCCCGGCAATGGCGCGGATGGGCGACACCGCCGTCATCAGGCGGGTGATTTCGGTTTCGGTCTCGTTGGGCACCACATAGCCGCCATCGGCGTTGACGCCCACCGACAGGGCCTTTTCCTCGCCGCGCTTCACATAGGCGGCGAAGGCGTCCTTGTATTCGCCGTCCGCCTCGGCGGCCTTGCCGTCGAGCTGCGGGCGGGCCTTGTCGAGCCGGGCGCGGTCCAGCGCCGCCTTCTGCCCGTCGAGCACGGCGTTGAGCCGGTCGAGCTTGCCATCCAGCAGCCCGTCGGCGCTGCCGCGCTTTTCGATCTCCTTGAGACGCCGGTCATTGGTGGCCTTGAATTCCTCGAAGGCGGCGGAGAATTCGGAAAACAGCGCGGCGACGTCGCTGCCGGCGCCGGCCTTGGTCTCGAGGCCGTCGGTGGTCATGTCCATGGTCTGTCCTATCGGTTGCGGATGATGTGGGTGGCGGCCGCGATGGCGGCGCCGGTCGAAATGCCGGAGGGGGCGATGCGCGCCGCCTCCATCATGGGAAAGGTCACGATCGAGACCTCGAACAGGTCGATCTGCCAGAGTTTGCGGTGGCCGCCGGCGCGGGTGGCCCGCACGGTGCGGAAGCCGATGGAGAGCCCGTCCAGCGCCCCGGCGTCGATGAGCCGGCGCAGCGCGTCGGCGCGATCCACGCCGGGCACCAGCCGGCCGGCAACGAAAAGGCCATGGGCGTCCTCACCCATGGCCTCCCATATGCCCACCGGCTCCTTGGGGTCGTGCTGGAACAAAAGCCTGATGCGGCCGCGCCGCCTTTCCAGGCTTTGCCGGAAGGCGCCCGGCATCACCATGTCGCCCCCGGCATCGACCTGGTTGAAGACGCTGGCATAGCCGGAAAACCGCCCCCCGGCGTCGATGGCGATGGCGCCCATCAGCGCTTTCCCGAGGGCCGGGCCGGCCGCGTCTGCGCCGTGCCGCCGGTCTTCATGCCGGCCAGCGTTCCGGCCAAATTCCAGGCGAACTGGCGGAACGTCTGCTGGGCATTCTCCCGATTTGTCTTCTTGGCCATGGGCTTAGTCATCCTTCCTGAAAAGCCGATTCAAGTTGGCGATCTCCTGCACGAAGTCGTTGAAGTGTTGATTCACCTTGGCCATCTCGCGCAGGCTCCAGACCAGCAGCGCGCTGGCGCCGCTGGCCCACAGAAACAGCGCCAGATGCGCCAGGTCTCCCCGCTCGACGACGGTTCTGGTCAATTCGTCCATTGGCTCCTCCGGGCAAAGAAAAAGCCCCGCGAGGGGGCTGGTGTTTCCTGAAAGCTGCGGGCCACATGCGGCTTATTCTGCTGCCAGCACATTTGACTGGAAAAAGCCGGCATGCGTCACCAGCAATTCAATTTCGGCCTGGCTCAACACGAAGTCGGGATCGGCCTGGCCGGTTCTCATTTTTCGATCGAGCCCGATGACAACCTCATGCGCCTCGGGTGGAAGCGCCGCCGTGGAAATAACCGTGCACTGACCGCCATCTCCATGGAGCCGCGTCCTGCCGTCGCGGCCGAATCTGAACGACATTTGCGTCGTCACGTGACGCGCCGAGAAGCCGTCCTCATCGACCTGATAGACGAGCAGCAGTTTCTCCTGGCCGCCCGCTCCCAGCCCGAAGATCACATCGCCGGCCTTTATGGCGGCAAGAGCCTGCTGTCTCGATGACATCGGGAGATTCTCCACTATCGCAAAGCTGGATCGAAGTTGCGGAGAATCTCGAATTGCTGATGAGGAGACAATCTCTCAACTCCCCGGGCTCAACCGATCGAAAGCAACTCGAAGACCTCGCTGGCGACATCGATCAGGTAGTGCTCGTCGGCGCTCCATTTGAACTTCGGCATGAAATAGAAGTGAGGCGCGCCAGCCGGCTCCGCCAGCAGCCACCTATCGCCTCGCCTTATCGGCGACAGCGAATGGCGCATGTATCCGGGCCGGAACCCCGCTACCGCCGTGCCGTCAGAATTGAGGAAGCTCGAAATATAAGCCAGCGCAAACACATCTCCCCTCTCCCGAGGCTGGAAAAGCGCATGCTGCCGGCGCAGTATCGGGGCGGCTCGATCCGTTACCGAAATATTGGTGATCCGCTGCATCAGAATGATCCATGATAGGGCAATGCAGGAAGCGTCGGCGGACAAATCTCAGCCGCATCTATTTCTTTGGCAAACTGCCGGCCAAGCATGTCTCGATAGATACAATGCCTCAGCATGCGATCCTCGCCAAGGCCCACTCTCTGGATGATGAGCCGAGCGGCCAATGCGATCCTGATCCTTTCGATCCTCGGCTCACGGTGTCCGGCGCCGCCTGGACCAGCAACCCATTGCCCACCCTCCGGCGTCCCCTTTCCGGGTCCATCACCCCTGCTCCCCGGCCCCGATGCCCAGCATGTCGCGCTTTTCCGCGTCGGTCAGGAAGTCCGCTTCGCTGACGCGGGCCCAGAGGGCGGCGCGGTCCTCGGCCAGGGCTTCGACGCCGTCGAAATCGGGCACGACGCTGGCGCCGAACACCGGCTCCAGCCAGAAGGTCAGTTCGTCTGCCACCCGCATCACCAGCGGGATCAGCGTCTGCCGCCACAGGGCGCGGTTGGCTTCGGCCAGATTGGCATAGGTGTTGTCACCGGGCAGGCCGAGCAATTGCGGGGGCACGCCGAAGGCCAGGGCGATGTCGCGCGCCGCGGCGTGGCGGGCCTCGATGAAATCCATGTCGCGCGGGGTGAGCGCGATGCTCTTCCAATCCAGCCCCCCTTCGAGCAGCATGGGCCGGCCGGCATTGGCCGCGCCGGAAAAATTCTCCTCCAGCTCGGCCTTGAGCCGCTCGAACTGGTCGGGGGTCAGCCCCTGCCCCGCCGCCGAATAGACCAGCGCCCCGCTGGGGCGCGCGGCATTGTCGAGCAGCGCCTTGTTCCAGCCGGCGGCGGCGTTGTGGATGTCCAGGCTCGTCTGGGCCGCCTCCAGCGGCGCCATGCCGTAATGGTCGTCCATGGGGTGGAACAGCGCCATATGCAGCACGCCGGGCAGCGGCGCGCCGTCCTGGCGCAGCCGCGTCGTGCGCCCGCCGGCGGTATAGTCATAGGCGATGGGCCAGCCATCGGGCCCGGCCACCACCTTCATGCGGTCGGGGCGCAGGCAGAAAAGCCCCTTCACCTCGCCATCGACCACCCCGGCCTGCAGATAGGCGTTGCCGGCGGTTTGCAGATAGGCATAGACCGCCTCGAGCATCTCGGCGCCCGATTGCCGCCCATTGGGCCGCGCCAGGAGCGTGGCCAGCGGATGCGCGTCGAGGCGCCGGCCGTTTTCCACCACCGCCAGCGGCACGCGATTGGCCGCCTCGGCGATCAGCCGCACGCAGCGATAGACCACCGGATTGCGCGCGAAACCCTGGTTGACCAGGCTGGCAAACCCCCGCCCGCTCCAGCTTGCCCCGCCAAGCGCGCTGAGGCTGAACAGCGTCTGCCCGCCAAAAGCCTTGCGTTCGGCAGGCGCATCCTTCCTCCCGCCCCGCAGGCGGTCGATCCAGTTCGGCATGGTTTGGTTCCTGTTGGTTGTGGAGGGGCACCCCTGCCCACCCTCCCCACAAGAGCCTGCGCCGGAAGCGCGCAAGCGCGCTATCCGGTGGGGAGGGTGTCCTTCAGTGGTCGGGGCAACATGGTGCCCAAAACGCAGAGCTACACCTCCCCCTTGATGGGGGAGGATGGGTGGGGGTGAGGGCACGAACACGATGCCGCGCTCAAAGCCCCCGCACCCGGGGCCGCATGTCGTTGAGCAGCAATTCGGTCAGCGCCCAGACCAGCGCGTCGACGCGGTCGGGCGAATGGCCGTCGCTCTTTCCATCCGCCCCGAAGGCGCACATCTCGTCTTCCAGCGCCGTCAGCCCCTCGGCGTGGCGCACCAGCCCACGCCCGTAAAGCGCCGCCACCGGCTCGGCGCGCAGCCATTTGCCGCGCGTCGCCCGCACCGGGCGCACCGGCACATTCTCGTCCACCTGCGCGATCACCTGCCGCACCAGCTCGCCCCCCTGGTTGACCTCGGCGACGATGGCGTCGGCGCCATGGGCGTGGAACGCCGCCACCGCCCGGCGGGCCCAGGCCAAAGGCGGGGCCGGGCGCAGGGTGCAATCCTCCAGCACCAGCGCGCCCTCGCCCTGCCGCCCGGCGACGACGATGCCGCAGGCGTCCGAGCGCGCATGGCCGGTGACCGGCGGGTCCACCGCCACCACGATCCGCTCCACGCCCTCGCCGCTGCCGGGGCGGAACATGGCCCGCTGCCACAGCGCATCGGGCCGGTCCTCGATCATTTCCCCGTCCAGCTCCTGCCGCCCCAGCACGCTGCCGCGATAGCGGGCCACCACGGCGTCGAGGAATTGCGGGGCCAGATGCGCCCGGTTCTCGTCGGTGCGCATGCGCGTCACCATGGTCTGCCCATCGCTCAGCAGGCGCTTCAGAAGCCGGGTGGGCTTCGGCGTGGTCGTGGCCAGCTGGCGCGGGCGGTCGCCCAGCCGCAATCCGAATTGCAGCATGTCCCAGGCCTCCTCGGCATGAGGCCATTTGGCGATCTCGTCGCACCAGGCGGCGGCGAATTGCGGGCCGCGAAAGCGGTCGGGGTCCGATGCCGCCAGGATGGTGCCCTCCACCCCGTTGGGCCAGATCAGCCGGTTGCCGCGCAACAGGGGCCTGGTGTCGTCGGGATGGACATTGAGGATGCCACTTTCCCCCCGCACCATGATGGAGATGGCCTCGGTCATGGTCTCGCCCACCAGCGCGATGGGCCCGACGCCCCTTTCGGCCAGCGCGCGCACCCATTCGGCTCCGCTGCGGGTCTTGCCGGCGCCGCGCCCGCCCAACATCAGCCAGGTGGTCCAGTCGCCGGGCGGGGGAAGCTGCTTGGGCAGGGCCCAGCGGCTCCAGTCGTAATACATCGCCTCGATTTCGGCGTCGCTGCGCCCCGCTAGCGCCGCCAGCTCAGCGGCGGTTGAACTGTTCAAGGCGCTTGGCCAGCTTGTTGCGCAGATCGGTCATGTCCTTCTTGGTGGGCGGGGGCACGTCGGGCCGCGCGGCGCCCATCTCGATCAGCTTGTCGAGGGATTTGATATGTGTGCTCAGCACGTTGGCCTGCTTGTCGATCGGTTCGTCCACCGCCGCCTCCAATTGTTTGACCTGTTTGTCCAGAACCCGGAGCATCCGCGCCACCAGGGCGTTCTGCCGCACCGGCTTGGCGCGCAGGCTGATCCAGCCTTCCTGTTCGCGCCGATAGCGCAACTGCGCTTCCGTGATGCCATGGCGCCGGCAGATGGCCACCGGCATGAACTGGCGGCTCTCATATTCGGCGCGCACGTCGTCCCAGCGCACCGGCGCCGCCGCGCCGTCGCTCCCTTGCGTCATCGCCATGTCTTTCTGCTTTGGGGCCCCGACCGGCCCCCCGGGGCGGTCACGAACCCAATTTCGAGATCATGCCCTAAAGCTACCACGCCGGCGTGACGCGGGGATAAGATGGATAAGTGGGCTCCACGCCGCGCCCTGCCCTATCCGCCGAATGTCTTGCCCGCGTCCAGCGCCAGGCCCAGCCCGACGCTACCCAGCACGTCGGTGCGCACCAGTTCGGCCTCGGGGAAGCGCGCGGCCAGCGCCGCCGCGATGGCCGGCACCTGGGTCGAGCCGCCGGTGAGGATGAGGCTGTCGATGGCGCCCGCGCCCACCCCGGCGCGCTTGAGCGCCTCGTCTATGGTGGCGGCGATGCGCTCCACCGAATTTTCCAGCGCCGCGGTCAGCTCCGCCACGCCGATCGGCGTCTCGATCATCCGCTCGCGCACCGGAAAGGCGAAATCGGTGCGCTCCGCTTCCGACAGGGCGATCTTGGCCGCTTCCACCGCCCCGACCAGAAGGTGGCCCAGCCGGTCCTCGATCAATTCGATCATGATCTGCACGCGCTCGGGCGCGGCCGCCTCGTTGCGAGTGCCGCGCAGGTCGCGCAGCGTCTGGGCGGTATAGAGCCGGTTGATGCGGTGCCAGGTCGACAGGTCGTGATAGGGCGCCACCGGCAGATGCCGCTTGCCGTCGCGCGTGCGCGTGCCCAGCCCCAGCGCCGGCATCACCTTGGCCATGGACAAAAGCCGGTCGAAATCGGTGCCGCCCACATGCACCCCGGCGGTGGAGAGGATGTCGCCGGCGCGCTCGGCGGCCCGCGCCCGCTCGGGCGAGACGCGTACCACCGAAAAGTCCGAGGTGCCCCCGCCCAGATCGACGATCAGCGCCAGCTTTTCGGCGCTGACCTGCCGCTCATAGTCGAGCGCGGCGGCGATGGGCTCGAACTGGAAGGCGACATGGGCAAAACCCTGCGCCCGCACCGCGCTTTCCAGTTGCGCCTGGGCCAGCCGGTCGGCCTCGGGGTCGTCATCGACGAAATGCACCGGCCGCCCGCAGACGACGCTGTCCACCGGCCCGCCCAGCTGCGTTTCGGCGCGGCGCTTCATCTCGGCGATGAAAATGCCCAGGATTTCCAGGAAGCCGTAGCTTTTCGCCTTCACCCGCGTGGTGTCGCCCATCAGCGCCGTGCCCAGCACGCTTTTGAGCGAGCGCATCAGGCGCCCCTCGGCCCCGCTGACATAGTCGGCCACCGCCGCGCGCCCGAAGCGGATGGCGTCGTCCTCGAAGCCGAAGAACAGCACGCTGGGCAGCGTCTGCCGCTCGCCCTCCAGCGCCAGCAGATAGGGTGCGCCCGTCCGGTCCCGATGCGCCATGGTGGAGTTGGACGTGCCGAAATCGAGCCCGCAGGTGAGGTTCAT